TTCAAATACTGGTTTTAAATTCTTAACCATTTCTGGATTATCTTCCCAGACTCTACCACCAATTAAACCAGAACAAACTGATTTATCATAACTTGGTGTATATGATAAAGCTAATTCTGCAACTTTATCTGGGTTCTTATAAAAATTATCTACAACAAAAACTTTTCTCCAGACATATCCGTGATCATTGTACTTATAATGATCGTAACACTTTTCTATATGAAAATCTGAGATAGGATTAGTTTCAAACATAACAACTCAAAGCATTAAAAAAGAGACCCGTAGGTCTCTTTTATATATTATATTTAAATTAGCCAGGAGGCGCCCACTTCTCTGCTTCAGTTGCGTCATCTGCAGGATCATCTGGGGGATCAGTAAAGCCTGGAGGATTGGGGAACATCATATCCGCAATGTTAGGATGAACACCTGCATCTTCCATAGTCTTAGGGAAGTCCCTTAACTTCTGACGATATGCTTTCCACTCATCTTTCATTGATGTAGGCATATCTTCTGCGATGTTTCCATCACTTTGCTCTAGTACCTGATTTCTATGTGTTCTAACATGAGCCCAAGTCTTATCCAAGTCAGGACCATTTAACTTCTGTTTGTGAGTGAAAGCACCAATGGTTACTGCTGCACTAGCAGTGCCAGGATTTGATACCTTAATACTTGATACATCATAGATGTCATCAGCCATTAGTGGCAACGAATATGATAATCTAGGATACTCAGATCCAACATCAGGAGAGCCTGGATGGATCACAGATCCAGTACCTCTTTCCTCTTCCTTCTCGTCGATCACAGGACCACGTAACTGACATATGAGGGTATTGGTATCATTAGCAGCACAATCTACTTCAAACCACTGAACTACGTCAGCTGGTTTTGGACGACCATCTGCAATATCATCCTCTGTTATGGGACCATATAGTTCTGTTCCGTCAGCACCGATTTGTAGATAAATCTTATCAGGACCGTCGTATGTTACATCTCTTGTTTTCCCATCACTGAAAGAGTGATCTACAAGAAATGCGTTGGGAAGTTTCAACTTCCATGCATGTGAAATTACTTTTGTTGCCATTGGTTTTGTTTCAGGTTAACTCCTTCGTTTATTATTTATACAAATGTATAAAAAAAGAGGGGTGTAGTAACCCCTCCGATCCATCTCGAACTTTTTTTTGTTAGACGTAAGTGATCTTAACTAGACCAGAACCACCTTGTCCACCTTGTCCACAACAACGTCCACAGTAACTACTAATAGCACCCTGTCCGCCGTGTCCGTAAGGTACAGTCCAGCAACCACAACGTATCCAACATTGTCTTACTCCATAACTAACTCCTAGAGTTCCGATGAATGGAGCACCAGTTGGAATACCTTGGTTATAGTAACAGTGACAGTTGAATCCATCAGGTCTATATGAGGTTCCTGAGTGGTTACCCATTGCAAAGTCTCCGCCCCAAGCGCCTGGTTGAACGCAACATCTTTCAAATCTTGTAGAACAGTTTGCAGACCAGTCACCAGTTGCACAACCCCTATTACCACCCAAGGCACAGAAGTTTGATAAGTTATGTCCGTTTACATAGGATGAACATCCATGACATCCTACACATTCTCTTGAACAACATCTATAAACACCAGCAGCGCAAACTGTATACTGACAACCGCTAGTAGTTGAAATAGTTTTTGTATTATACCATCCACCACCTGCACCATGCCAGTTCTGACATCTGTTACAGGAACAAGCACCGTGACCATTTCCTCCGGCACCCCATATCTCAAAGGTAATTCTGTTTACTCCAGTAGGTACACTCCAGTTACAGCAGCATCCAGGCGTACATGAATTGGGAGTACCATAAACCCATTTCACACACCAGTTGGAGAAAGCACCAGATTCCAATTGAGTGTTCGTTATAGAACCATCAATAATCTGGGAATTTTGAATTTGTTTGTAGGACGAATAACTTGCCATTGCTTCCCCTTTAGAAGTATGTAATTTTAACTAGTCCGCCGCCACCAGTACCACCCTGACCGCAGCATCTTCCACAGTAAGTAGACATAGCATTCTGTCCACCATGACCATAAGGAACAATCCAACAACCGCAACGGATCCAACACTCTCTGATTGACTGATAAGATGAAGTTCCAATCATTGGAGCGGCAGTTCCACTGTAACCGTAGTGGAAACAGTGACACCATCCTCTATATGTGTCGTGTCGTGAGTTAGACCAAGCACCGTTTAGGGCACCCATTCCAAAGTCACCACCGTTTGTTGTAGGTCCTCTGCAGCAACCCCATACAGCGTTACAAGCAGTTGACCAAGAGGGGTTTGCCATGCCTCGGCATCCACCGATAGCACAGAAATTACTTAAATTGTGTCCATTAACATATGATGAACATCCAATACATCCATAACATTCTCTGGATAAGCAAGGATATACACCAGAAGCACAGACAGTATATGTACAACCTGCATTGGTTGTAATCATTTTGGAGTTATAGAATCCTCCACCAGCACCATAATAGTGATGACATCTGTTACATGAACATGCACCAGATCCATTACCACCAGATCCCCAAGCCTGAACCCACATCTTATTTGTTGCTGTAGGTACTTGCCAAGCACAGCAACAGCCAGGAGAACACCTACACATGGTTCCATAGAACCATTTCACTCCGTAAGAAGATGTAGGAGAACTACTAAATTTAGCAGCACCCAAAGAGCCCGACTCTATTTGGTCTCCATTAATTTTTTTGTAGGTAGAATAATCAGCCATTTCCTCTCCAAATTAGACGTAAGTGATTCTAACTATGCCAGATCCACCCTGGCCTCCTTGTCCACAACAACGACCACAATATGAAGTCATTGCGCTTTGACCACCTGCAGTATACGGAGATGTCCAGCATCCACAACGCATCCAACATTGGTCCATCATTGTCTCGTTACCTACTCCAATGAATGGAGCTCCAGATGAACAGGTATGTTGAATTGCACCAGTACAGTGACAATTCCAGTGACCAGACCAACCAGATTGGTGAGGAGCCATTGCAAAGTCTCCACCCCATGTACCAGGCGATGCACAACACCACCAAGTAGATGTACACATAACAGACCAGTCACCGTTTGCACAACCTCTTGCACCACCATGAGCACAGAAGCCACTCAAATTGTGACCATTAACATAGGATGAACAACCGTTACATCCATTACATTCTCTAGAACAGCATCTATAAACACCACCAGCACATACAGTGTATGAACAACCTCCAGTAGTTTGGATAGTCTTCATATTGTATGCACCACCAGATGCACCCCTATAGTGTTGACACCTGTTACAAGAACAAGCACCATTACCATTTCCGCCAGCACCCCAAGCTTCGATACTTAACTTCTCGACTCCAGAAGGTACTTGCCAGTTACAGCAGCAACCAGGCGTGCAATAACAAGGATGACCATAAAAGTACTTTACGCACATGGTTGGCCCAACGCCAGCTGCTAGTTTAACAGATGTTATACTATTATCTGGTATCCTAGAAGCTTTTATTTGTCGGTATGATTTATATGAGGCCATTTACGATCCTGAATTAATTTTATTTAGATAATAACAAAGAGGATCAATAATTAGATGGAGAAGATTCTCCAACCGTGTGAGTCACCAGAGAAGCACAAGCTGAACGCAGCACCTTCTGTTGAAACTGTCAAGTCTGCACTGTCACCCTGAATTAGTTTTCCGTTACGTGCGACTGTCAATGCGTTAGAATCGAAAGTCTTAGCAACGTCATAGAAGGTAATTGTGTCACCAAGGTTAGGAGATGCAGGAAGTGTCAAACTAAATGTTCCACCTGTTGTGTTAACAAAGTAGATGTTAGAGGCAAGGACGTTAGTTCCAGAAGAAACTGTATTGAAAGTCTGCTTGCCAGGTTGTGTCCAAGTTGTACCATCGTAGTACTCAAGAGCACCGATAGTAGTATTGAATCTTAAACAACCAGTGTTGAACTCATCATCAACGCCGCCAGGTCT